ATCACATTCTCAAAATATTAGTGAGGCTTTACCTGAATGGTATTACTTTTCACACGAAAGAGTGCCTCACAAAACGTCTATTTGCGCATGCAATTCTTGTATAACTATTGTTTATACTTATTTAAACAGAATAACCGGACATGCGATTTATCTGGGATCAGAGTGTCACAGAAAAATGAAAGCCGCTTCAAGAAAAAATGGGTTGCGAAATTTTGATGCGATGCCATGCATGGAGTTTGATCCAACTACTTACAAAGAAATAACTGATATGGTTGCTTATTCTACTGCTATTTTACAAAAATTATTACTTAACATTTGCAGTAAAATTTTAAATACAAATAATATTCTAGAACTTCAAGAATACAAAAGATTCATTTTAACATTTGCTATTGATACAACCGAAGTTGTACAATTGATTAATGTCAGAGTTCAACAACGTAGCGCAGAAATTGAAAAGGATAGATTGGAGCGCGAGAGACTAGAACAAATTCGTCAAAAAGATTTGCAAAGACAACGCGAAATTGCTGCAGAGCAACGACGAATCATGCAAGAAGCCGCTCGCGTTGCAGCTGAACAAGAGATTGATAGAAAAAGGCAAGAAGCGGCGCGCAGGCTTATTGAACTACAAAGGGAGAATGCTAGGAAAGAAAATGAACTAGAACAACAAAGGATCCGGGATGCCGAAATAAAAGCCGAAAGAGCCGTCTTAGATTTAATCCGCGAAGAGAAACGTAGAATTGAAAGAATTGAAATGGAAAAAATACAAGCTGCTGATAGAGAGCGAATTCGCATTGAACAACAACGAATTGCCGAAGAAAGAAAAAAAGAGCTTAATGAACAATTTGATTTCTATTGTAAATGCAAAAATGCCGTTTATAAAAAGTTTAATCCTCATAGTTACGAGCTGAGATGCAAAAATTGCAAGAAGGTTCAGCCTAATGTATAATATAAATTGAAACTACATAAACGCTTATTGTCATATAATAGTAACACAAATGGTAAAGTTTTGCACTGAGTTATATCCTTCCGGAAAAGAACAGAAATATTCAGAATATTTTGAAAAATACTCATTTCCTTTAAGTAGTTTTCAAAAGTTTGCGATTGAGGCAATTGTTGAAGGTCATCATTCGCTTAGTTGTGTCCCGACTGGTTCAGGTAAGACTATGCCAGCAATATTTGCAATTGATTTTTTTACTGGAAAGGGTAAAAAGGTTATTTATACAAGTCCAATTAAAGCGCTTTCAAACCAAAAATATTACGAGTTCACTCAAAAATTTCCTGGTATCAGCATCGGTTTGCTTACTGGCGACATTAAGATTAATCCTGAAGCCGACGTCCTTATTATGACTGCCGAAATTTTGCAAAACACATTGTACAGAAAGAAACAGAAGAAAGAGGATGAATTAATTGCGCAGGGGTCTTCTACGTCTCTTCTCATGTTTGATATGGATTTTGAAAATGAACTAGGATGTGTTGTACAAGATGAGATTCACATGATTAACGATGCTGAGCGAGGGCATGTATGGGAAAGCATTATTCTTCTATTGCCAAAGCACATTCAGATGGTTATGCTTTCAGCCACACTTGATCGCCCTGAAAAATTCGCACTGTGGATTGAGAACAGAGGCAACATCGTTTCTGAGTTTGAAAATAAGAAGGAAGTTTATTTGGCGACATCGTCATTCCGTCACGTTCCTCTCACACATTACAGTTTTATTACAACCAACAATGGAATTTTCAAGGCTATCAAGAAGGATAAGGAGCTGGAAAAGGAAATCCGCGACACTGTGGATAAGTTGCACGTCTTGCAAAGTCCAACTGGAGAATTCAACGAACCAAATTATTACAAGGTAAAAAAGATGCTCACCATGTTTGAGCAAAAGCAGGTCTATGTTAAGCGCTCCCACGTTTTGAATCAAGTGTGCAAATACATGGTTGAGAATAATATGTTACCTGCAGTCTGTTTCATTCTTTCAAGAAAGCAGATTGAAGTAGCTTCAAAGGAAATCACCGTTCCTCTTTTGGAAGACGACTCAAAGGTGGGTTACACTGTAAGACGCGAATGCGAGCAAATCCTACGCGCAAAGTTGCCCAATTATCAGGAGTATCTTGAGCTTCAAGAGTATCTGAATATGGTGGCCCTTTTGGAAAAGGGAATCGCGATTCATCACAGCGGAGTCATGCCAATTTTGCGAGAGATTGTTGAGATTCTATTTGAAAAGGGTTATATCAAATTTTTGTTTGCAACTGAGACATTTAGCGTTGGGTTGAATATGCCTATTAAAACTGCCATTTTTACCGATGTAAAGAAATTTGATGGTTCTGGAATGCGCATGCTTCATCCTCACGAATATAACCAGGCCTCTGGACGTGCTGGACGCCGAGGTATTGACACAGTAGGTCACGTCATTCATCTATCCAATTTGTTCCGCAACGTTGAGCTCGCGGAATACCGAATTATGATGCAAGGAAAACCACAAACTCTTGTAAGCAAATTCAAGATTTCTTATAACTTGCTTCTCAATTTGATTAGCATAGGGGACAACGATTATCTGCAGTTCTGTAAGCGTTCTATGATTCAAGATGACATTGACGCCAGTCTAGGAGCCATATATGGGCAAATTGCTAAGCTAGAAGCGGAAATTGATACAATGAGCCAATCGCTTGAGCACAGTAGAACTCCAAGGGACATTGTTGCCAGATACATAGAACTACTAGAAGCAAGCAAAAGTGCTGTGAATAAAAAGCGAAAGGAAATTGACCGGGAGATGCAGCAAATCCGAGATTCTCATAAGTTTATTGAGACGGATAAAAACGGTGCTTCCAAATATTATGCAAAGGTGGCCGAGCTTGAAACCGTTAAAGCTCATTTTAATAATACTGAATCATTCTTGAATGAGAGCGTGAACAAGGTTCTAAAGATAATGAAGCAGGATGGATTTATTGGAGAAGACCATGAAACAGGAAAGAATATTTTAACACAAGTAGGTTTCATGGCGTCACATCTTCGTGAGGTTCATTGTCTTGTCTTTGCAAAGATGATTGACGGTAACGCATTTGACGAGTTGGATGCGATGCAAATTATTTCTATTTTTAGTTGTTTTACAAATGTGAACGTTAGCGATGAAAACAAGGCATTCCGACCAAATACAAAGGATTCGCAGGTAAAAACAATCGTTGAAAAGATCTCCGAGATGTATAATCACTACCAAGATTTTGAGACAGAGCAGAACACGTTTACTGGTGTAGATTATAACATGCACTATGACTTGATTGATTATGTTCAAGCTTGGGCGAGGTGTGAGTCGGCCGCTGAATGCAAAACAATTCTCCAGAATTTGGAGGCAAATAAGGGCGTATTTTTGGGGGAATTTGTAAAGGCAATTTCCAAGATAAATAACATCTCGTGCGAAATGGAAAAAATAGCCGAAAGTATTGGAAATATTGCGCTACTAAGTAAGCTAAGAGAAATCCCACAATTAACGCTCAAATTTGTTGCAACGAATCAGTCGCTTTACGTTTAGTTAACCAAAACACTTTGTCATTTTGGCCATTTGTCTATAAATAACAGCTCCCATGGAATTGTGCGAAGCATATTCTAGAAATTCTTTATGCAGCTCATCGTCTACAACAAATAACTTATAAACTGTTTGGAATGCTGGAAACTGAGAGCAGTTTTCAAAGTAAACTTCATTATCTATAATATATTGTCTAAGTGTAGTTCGCTTATTCTTTGGAATAGTCAAAGTCTTCTTTAATGTAAGATTCATAACAACAATATCATGAATCTTGCGTTTCTCTTGCGGTTCAAACATTGGATTGCTGTGGTAGCTGACAATCGTTTTCCTGTCCGTTGTTTCAGGAAATAAATTATACCCCACTTTTTCATATAATTCGGCGAGGGTTGAACTCGGAGACAAAGAAATGCAGGATGGTTGAGCGAATTGTGTATTTATCTGAAAGATGAGGTTTCTTTCTTCGGATTCATAATACGCAAACTCGTTATACAGTGCCATTTTTTTATTTAGTTGGTTTTTAATTCATAAAATACTTATCAATTTTTTTATAAAGCATTTTTATAGTTTGTATTTTTGCAACGTTATTCACAATCATGCAAATTTTATAGAATATTATTTTGATTTATCTTTCTCAGTCTGGGCGGAAATTTCGAATAAAAAGGGGTCAAAAGTGTTTCCAAAAATCAAAAATGGACAAAAAAAATGTCCAATTTTCAAAAGTGCCGAGGTTTTATGAAAAAGGGGTCAAAATTTCCACCTTCTTAGCATTATGCTGTAAAAAGTTTCTAAAAAATAAAATAACTTGTTATGATAAATTTTAATACTTTTTAGGGAAAAAGATTTAGGAAATTTCTCTGTTTCATATATATGAAACATTTTGAAACAAAAAAATCTCCAAAAATCTCCAAATCATTTCATTGTGAATTATGTGATTATAAATGCAGCAAAGATAGCGAATGGAATAAACATATATTAACTGCAAAACATAAAATGAAACAAAATGGAACAAATGAAACAAATTTATCGCCAAAAATCTCCAAAACGTGCTTGTGCTGCGGAATAATTTTCAATAGTAGAACTACGCTGTGGAGACACAAAAAAATGTGCCCTACATTAATCACCGAACCTTCAGAAAAGGACGACACAACATCCGATAAAAAACTTATCATGGAATTACTTAAAAGCAATAATGAATTACAAAAACAAATCATTGAACTTTGCAAGGATAAAAGCATCATAACCAATAATTCCAACAACACAACCAATAATACAAACAACTTCAATTTACAGTTATTTTTAAATGAGCAGTGCAAGGATGCTTTAAATATAGACGATTTTGTCAATCAAGTTCAATTGCAATTGTCAGATTTAGACATGATTGGTAGAGTTGGATACGTTGAGGGTATGAGCAAAATATTTATGAGAAACCTTCACGCCCTAGACGTATTTAAAAGACCAATTCACTGCAGCGACTTGAAGAGAGAAACATTGTATGTAAAGGACAAGGACGCCTGGGAAAAGGAAAATAATGAAAATGTGAAAATTACTCAAGCTATAAAGAAAATTGAACACAAAAATATTAAACAACTCCCTCAATGGAGAGAAGAAAATCCATCAGCAGACGACACTGAGACTAAAAAGCATATGGAATATCAGAACATCTTATTAGAAGCTATGGGAGGTTCCACGTTGGAAAATGATGATAAAAAGCGCGAAAAAATAATACGCAATATTGCAAAAGAAGTTGTTATTGAGAAAAAATAAAAAACAAAATTTCTGTTTATTATTTTTATGTATTTTTATCTTTCTGTTTTAACACTTCCATCTGTTGGCGCATTCAATGCAAGTTACAAAGGTTGTCATGGGCTCATCAGCCGATCTTGTCTGCATCTGATAATACGAACACTTATTTGAATAACACTTACGACACTTGAATGTATCCGTCATTGCCTCCTGTTGCGTGTCATACTTTGACTTATCCTTCTTAATCTTGGCTTGAATTAGTGCATCCCACTTTTCCGGTTGCATCTCTTGATGTGTCATGAATGCGAGGTTTTTTACAGTAACGGTTCCATCCTTTACCCACGTTAGAAGCGCCGTCTTACCCAAGTTAATATAAATTGTTCGCAACCGGTCCAAATAAATTTGCACGTAATATGGGTTATCCCACTTCTTTACAACCTTGCGATTATTGGCCTCCTTCAACGCATAGTTATAAATTCCCTTTTCCAAGTTGATGGCCTTCTTTTCACTTTCAAGAAGCTCTTGAAGTTTGCCGCGAATATTATTTCTAAAAGAGCCAGGATTATCAATCTTGCGCATGGTATAAGATATATACAATTATTGTGTTTATATCTTAATCAATTTTTTATTTTTAACCACCTTTCAAAAAGGTGGTGTCAAATTACAACAGAGTTATTTATATTATTTTACTATAAAATATGTATTCTTTTGCTAAGCCTCATCGTCCTCGCTACTAGATTCATATTCCTCCTCGCTCAGCTCAGAACCAATGTCTTCAATCTCCAAAACTTCTTCCTGTTCCTCACTTTCATCCTCTTCCTCTTCATCATCTTCATCGCTTCCATACTCTTCCTTATCATCGCTGCTCTCACTATCAACAACAAATCCGTCCTTCAAATAACCCTGCTTGGTCTTCTTAGACGCAGGAATGCTTTCCAATTCATCCTCCTCT